TCCATTGAAATTAAATTTACGTTAGTTCCATCAGAGTATAATGTATATCTGTTTCCTTGAGCTAAATTAACACCAGTTCCAGATGCTGTTTTAAATGTTAAAGTATGAGTTCCCATAGTAACTTGATTGTTTACTAAATATGTTTTTTCAATTCCATCAGGACAAGTTACATTAACATTTCCTGATAAAGTTCCTGTTAAATTTAATACTGCATTTCTTGCATTAGAAAGAGTTGGTGAATTTGACATTACTAATGTAGTGCCAGTCGTAGCATTTACTGCTATAGATAGATAACCAACAATAGCTTGTTGAACTAAGTTCAAGTTGTCGTTAGTTTTATCACCCCAAGTACCAGCATTTTCGCCAGTAACCATTAACTCGAGTTTGAGGTCTGTTGAATAACTTGATGCCATTTAAGCTCCTATTAATTTTATAAATAATTCATTTAAGCAGCTAAGTCAACTGGAGTCCAAGTATTAGAAGCCTCTGTTTGTACTTCTGCCCAGGCTGTTACATTAGCAGATCCTGTGCTTATATTCAAGCGTGATCCTGTTACATTTACCACTGCATTTCCAGTAACTGTAGCAGTTCCAACTGTTAAATTTACTTGAGATCCTGTAACATTATAACCAGCAGCATAAGTTACTTGACCTGCTGTTAAATTTATCTGTGAACCTGTAACACTTACGTTAGCATCAGCAGTTGGTATTTCATTTCCTATTGTTATATTTATTTGAGAACCAGTAACAGGTACCTCTTGTATAGTACCTCCAACAGCTTGACCCGCTACAGTATTTAATTGAGATCCTGTTAAATTTACATTTGCTGTTCCAACAATATTTACGGAACTTATTGAAGCAATTAATGTATGTTCTGCAACATTTACAAAAATATTACCATCTGCAGCAATATCTACATCTCCAACGTCAAGATTGATTTGTGACCCTATTACTGTAACGTTTGCATCTGCTATTACATCTTCATTACCTATTGTAATATTAATTTGAGATCCAGTGACTGTTGCGATAACATCATCTTCTTCACCCCAAGGAACAATTCCCCAAGCATTGTTACCCCAGCCAGCATCTGGTTGAAAATCAGTAGTAACTGAACCTTCATCTAAGTTTATTTGTGATCCCTGAACATCAACTGGTGTATTTGTTTCGGTATTAACACCGTTAATTATTGTATTTATTTGTGTTCCTGTTTCATCAACATTAGCATTTGCTGTAATGGTTACACCAGCAATATTTATATTTAATTGTTGACCAGTTAAAGTTACAGACACATCTGTGAATGCAGTTTCTGATCCTATACTTAAATTTATTTGAGAACCTGTTACAATTGCTTCATCTCCGGTGACACCCCAAGTAAATTCACCCCAATCATTGGATCCCCAACCTGTATCAAAAACAAATGCAACACCACCTACGCTAAATGTAGCTGATAAATTAATACCACCAAAATATTGATCGCCAAATTCTCCTTGGCCAAAACCTATGATGCCAGGTGACGATACAGATACTGTTATGTCCGCCACCTGAGCCTCCTAAAAATTACGCGTTACCAATTCTTATAATTGCAGCTTGAGTTGTAAATGCTGGGAACTGAACTGTGAAAGTTCCAGCAGTTGCAGTTTTTGGTCCGCCAAAGTCTAATACACATACTGCAGGATCGCCTGCTGCCGTGTCGTTATATATTAAGGCACCTTGAGCTGTCAAAGTTACACCTGTAAAAGATACGTTTGCAAAATTTGTGATTGCTACAGCACCTGACACTTTAACACCAGAATTAACTAATGCTTTTCCACCAGCAGTATATCCTGCAGAGGATACTTCTTGAGAAGAAGTGTAAGATGTTGTTGATGCACCTAATGTTGCATCTGTTTGATACATTGCAAGTTTGAATGTATTACCAGTCGCTGCTGTGAAATTGTGTATTGCTCGTAGGATTTGTCCTTTGAACGAATTTGCAATTGCGTTTGTTGTTATAGCCATGTTTTCTCCTTAAATTATGGTTCAATACTTCTTGGTGATGGTGAATTAATTTTAATTCTTGGTACACCATCATCATACTCACCTCTGCGTCTTCTACCCATTTGTTGAAGAGCAAACGTTTGTAATTCCTCATTATACTTTGTTTTATAAAGATTGTACATATCCATAGGCCCTTTTAGATATGAAAAAGCTTCTCCTAAAACTCCAAATAATAATATATTTTCAAAATAAGTTGAAAGGTAAGTATTATTTGTTGAAGTAAAATTAGGTGGATCTTTGATATATTCAAGTTGCACAGGTAATGCACTTGATGGTCTTGGTGCAACTATAATTGTAAAATCATCCCAGTTTGCCCAGTATTTAGGAGTTCCTGTAGAACCAGTATTATTGTATTCTCTCACAAATGTTTGGTCTCTTTTCTCTAAATAAACAACTGTTCCTGTTGCAGTTGTGCCAGATGTAGCAACAAACAAAGCTCTTGGTATTAAACAATCAGCAGGTAATGCTAAATATTTGTTATTTGCTGTAAATACAGAATCTGCATATTTTCGTAAATCGTCATAATCAACTTTATTAGCAACATCTAGTTCAACATTTCTTAAAAATTGTGCTATGATATTATCTGTAAGAACAGTTGAATCTACTTCAGTATAATTTCTAATTTGTGTTAAAAATGCAGAATAAGAAATACTCATTATGATATCACAACCCTTACATTTCCAACATAAACTCCAAATTCTCTTTGAGAGTTTTGAAATGTTGGATTATCAGGAACCATACCTGATGAATTAAAAGCGAATTCTCCTGGTAAATTTAAATTAGCAGTAGCTTCACCATTACCACCAGAGATTAATGTAAAATCTTGTGGCCTTGTATTTTGTAAAGCAACATCATCAGCTTTATGGTGTCTCGGATCTAATTGTGGATGTTTGGGTTCATATTCAGATATATGAACTAAAGCATTAGTCCATTCTTTTACCATTTCTGTATATGGAAAAGCTTGTCCTGTTCTATCGGATATAGCCTGCGAATATTTACCTCTAGAGAAACCCATTATGAATAATTTGGATAGTATGTTTGTGGTGTTATATAGGTCGACGTTCGTTGACCATCTTCTTGAAGAGCTCTTAATAGATCGTCTTCATAATATAATCGTAATGACTCTGTCATTTTAGGATTAACTTTCATGGACAAGTAATAAGCAAGTCCAGAACACATACATGGTAAAAATCTAAAAGGAACATCTGGATTATTTGTATATGCTCCAGCGTCTTGAATACGTTGCATATAATAATACTTCACGTGCGTGTACGTGACCTTATCTGGAGTTAAATATAAATAAAGCAAAGGTGTTGTTTGTCTATCAATGTAGTACTGTGATGGCTGACCTGTTTGACCTTTATTAGGTAAATTAGCGTACGCAGATCTATCAATTTTATCTAAACTAACATCATTGGTATTTGACGTTGTGCCAGAAGAAGTTGAAATATATGCTTCTAAAACATCATTACAATCTGATGGTGTTGCATACTCAAACGTTCCAGCTGTTAGTTCTTGAACTTTTAATTCTACTTTCCAAAGATGCACTCCTCTATTACCCCATTCGGACATCAACAAATTTAAAGATCTTCTTGCACTTTTCAAAGAATATCCAGATGTAGTTAAAGAACCACATCGTTCATATGCTTCATCAATAATTTCAGATATATCTAAATTAAATGTTGTAGTGCCTGAAGTAGTCATTATTCTCCCTTAACAATTTTTCTTAATGCTCCTAAAAAAGTTTTTTCATCAAGCGCATTTGTTTTTTCCATACGTCTTCCTATTTCCACTCCAACAGCACCTACGCCTGCTCCTGCAGCAGAAGCTCCCACGAATGCTCTTTTAGGATATTTAGAAACAGTATATTCAAGAAGTTCAGAAGCAGAAGCTACCTTTGATTTGGGTGCTTTATCGAAAACTTTCATATTTTCTAAACCTTCAGGTTTACCTCTTTGATAATTTTTAGAAGCTTCTTGAAATTTATCTCGAGCAAGTTTATCTTTTGCACCTTTTTGAATTGCAGATTTAGAAACAGTCAACA